GGTTCTCCCCTGTCAATGGCGGCTGGGCGCGTGGTGCGCCTAGCTCTGAAGAACGTGATCTGATCATGCAAAGGCATCATTTAGGCGTCAAACAACCGATGCTTGCCAGTGCTCATCGCAGACCAGTCTGGGTTATCAACCGTATCGTTAATCCCAAGCCCGCAGGTATTGCAGCGATCGAGGGTGCACCGGTTGATGCTAAGCCTGGGGAGATCTTTGTCGTTCCACCTCAACCAACCTTCCTTGAAAAGGTAGGCCAATTCTTTAGGAGGCTCCTTGGTGGATCCCATTAACTTTGAATGCGTCAAAGTATCCCTGCGCCAGAATAAAGAAGGCTTCATGCTGACGCTGGCCATTCATCCAGATGACCTTAACCAAGACCTTGTGCGTGACTTTGTAGGCTCACGTTACGCCGTGGCCATGGTTCGGATTGGTGAAGATGAGCAGCCCTATGTCAGACCCAAGGTCAGCAGCTTTGTGCAGACAGCAGGAATACTGGCCAAAGATCCAGAGTTCCAGCGCTGGTGCGTGGATACAGGTTGGTGCTTTTCTCACTCAGAAGATGACGCAGCACGGGCCATATGTGAGGCACTGAACATCGAGTCTCGATCGGAACTTGCTTCCAATACAGAAGCACAAGGCGCATTGATTGATTTGCGTAAGGAGTTTGAAAAATGGAAGCAAAGTACAAACGAAAGCTAATCCCTTACCAAGTCTACCTGCGGCCCGATCAGGTTGAGAAGCTGCGCGAGAAACCTGGCATGGCTTCAGAACTTGTAAGGCAGGCGATTGATACGATCGGTGAAGCCCCTCTTGATTATCATGAGGGCTACCGCCAGGGTTTCGTAAAGGCTCAGACGGTTATTACCAAATCCACCAAGGGAAATGCCATCACCGTATTTGGCAAGACCCTTAGTGATCTTATGTGTGATGAACTACAGGAACATATTGATGGATTATTCGGGCCACTTGATCAAAGCAGACCAACTGATGAATCGCGTGTATGACCTTTGCCAAAACAACGATTACATGACCGCCATGGGCCTATGCCTCGAAGCTATTACAGAAATCAAAATGGCCTACAACGTATTGAACCACCTGAGCGAACACAAGGACCAAATGATTGGTATATGGGAGAACAAATGAAAAGCTGCCCGCCATGCCATGGCGAATGTAATCAAGGACGTGCATGTCCGGCAGAGAATCATCCTGCCTACGAACACTGGGAGAAGTGGTTCCCTAAGCACGGTATTGAGCCAAACAGGTTTATGTTCTCCCGGTCTAGCTATGGCAAAGCTTACCGTGCCGGGTATGACGCCGGCATGGAGGACGCCAAGAAAATTGTTAACGGAGGTGAAGAATGGAAACTTTGGGATACGGATCAGGCATAAATAGCTACCCGACAGAAGTTAAATTTGAAGAGGATTGGATTGCCCGTAAGCTTTGGGATCGCTGTATGCAATACAAAAAAAGATACCCAGGATTTGATGCGGAGAGGCTTTATAAAGACGTATCAACGTGGAGCAGAGCCCAGCAACGCAGAGCCCCTTACATGACAGACAAAGATATTCAAACGTGGGGACGACGTAGAAGGTTTGATAAAGGTATGAGCAGGATAAATGACTAGGAAAGCAGATAAAGCGCACATGGATCGCGTCGCCAGTATGGGGTGCATCCTGTGCAAACACTTAGACCTTGGGGCGACCCCGGCTCATATCCATCACATCAGAGAAGGACAAGGTATGAGCCAGAGAGCTAGCAACTTTCTTGTAGTGCCTTTGTGCCCTGAGCACCATCAAGGCAACTCGGGCGTCCATGGTCTTGGCGAGAGAGGTTTCTATACCCGCTACAAGCTTAGCGAGTTAGACCTTCTTGCCATGACCATTGAGCAGTTCTACTCTTCATCCAGATAGACTGTCTTCTCAAGCAGGTACTCTCGCTTGGGACTAACAATAATCCCGCGCTCTGCCCTCGATGCAGCCTTCTCACGCTGAGCAAACGATCGACGGATCGTCTTGTCATCGATTGCTTCGCCAGGATTGGCAGCATTAAACTTCACGATCTCATCACCAAGGTCTGCAAAGGCTTCATAGTCACCGGCCTGCTGTGCAAGCCATAACTTACCAAGCAGCCTAGATCTGCGCATATCCAGCGCCTTCTCAATACCTTTGATCTCGCCCATGGCTTCATAGGATCTGGCCACATCCTGCGGCGTAAATCCAACCGCCTGAGCAAAGATTCCAAAGAGCCCGACATCCGCCACGATCGGATCCCCGCGCAAGGTCGTCGCACCTTCTGTAGAGAATCGATAAGCCTTGAAGAAGTCCTTGATGATGGGCGGCATCATGGCTTCCATACCGCGGGCGTAATGACCTTCGTTGATCTTCTTGATCGCATCACCCGTGTTGACCACAATGCCAACAGAAGGACCAAGCAAGTCAATCACCATATTCTTGACCCACTCTTCTTCATCCTTGGCTGTTGCATCATCTCTAAACCAGATACCGTTCAAGCTGGTACGGCTGGCCAGGTCTATTTGCAGCAGCTCTGACATGGGTCCACGGCTCATGGCTCTGGCGAAGTTATCGCCAAACAACTCGGCCATGGCAACCTTCATCTCTAGGCTGAAGTCATACGGCTCATCATCATCACCAAAGAGCGTATTCATCACACCTTCAACCACCCAGTACAAAGGCAAGCCTTCATACCCGGCAAAGAGTGCAGTCATGCCCATGATCCCAGTGAACTTCTTGCGGGCCTCTTTACGCAACATGAGCGCATCATTGTAGACACGCTTGGCATCTGCACGCTCTTCCTCGCTAAGCCCTTTATCCAAGGTCTTAAGTCTCAGCAACTCTAAGTCTTTGTTGCTTAGGAAAGCTTTGTTAAACGTATCCACAAGGAGATACGTCATCTGCTGTGCGTAGTTCTTAAACTGCAAAGCCACCTGACCGATCGGACCACGCATGAACCTTGGCTTGGTTTCTGATGCGTACTCAAAGTGAATCTGGTCTACAAGATCCCTAGCCAAACCAATTATCTCGCCATCACCGTACTTACGCACCCGGCCAGCTGCAACCTCTTGAGCGTTGATCTCTCTGGCCAAACGAATGGCAGCAAGCGCTGTAACTTGGCGGTTGAAAAGCTCGGCCTGATTGAACATGTAGCCAAGCCCAAGCGATACTTTCTCAAAGATACCAAGCCCCTTGGACTGCATGGCGCCGCGGATACCCGAGGCATAGAGCGCACTGGGCCGCTCTGCAATACCAGCAAGCGATAGCGTCTGTGTACGGTTAATCGTACTTTCCAAAGCCTTCAGTGCATCAGCCTCGAAAGTCTTGCCAGCTTTGCGCAACACACCCTCAAGATCAAACTCCAAGAGCTTGGTGCGTGATGACATGAAGTCTTTCGATGCGCCATATAACGCAGCAGAAGCCTTGGTAAATGACACATTGAACTTACCTGCCAAGGTAGGCATACCGATGATCGGTGTCTGCGTTAAGTTGACCAGCGCCGATGCAGGGGCGGTCAGGTAGAACATAAACGCAAAGTTGCTGATCTTGGACCAGATAGGATTCTGTTTCTGGGGCGCACTGAACTCTGCGTGCTGCTGCTTTAGTTCGTTCAGATACCGGCCACGGGCATTCCCACCGCGCTCATTGAAATACTTCTGAGCGTCACCAACAATCGCATCTAACGAACCACCATACTCAAGCCTAGCCAGATGGTAGGTGCTATGGAATACCGTCTCGGCAAAGGCACGCTTCATGTCCATGCTTGCGCCCTTCACCTTCTTGGCATGGATGAAGTGCTTATGCACAGACAGATCCGGCATGATGCTTAGATAAGCCTGGTAGATGTCGTCCTTGAGTCTGGCCTTGGTATCCGTGGACACAAGATCGCCAACGTCTGTCTTATCGATCGCATCAAAGATGTCGTTCAAGAAAGCTGACTTGATGACGCCCTGAGAGAGCAGCTCCTTGGAATCAACGCCCGTTTTGAGGTTCTTTATCTTGCCGGACGCAATGTCCTTTTCAATACTTTGTAGGTGCGCCCGCTGATCCGACTGAGATTCAAACATCTCATGGTAGGGGATCGTCTCACCGTTGGGCATCTTAATATCGTAGGCAACGAAGTAATCGCCAAAACGGTTAAGCGGGAAGTAAGGGCCGTCATTAAGGAACTTCTCAAACTGCTGGCGCAACCCAAGTAAATTAGCTTGGCGCACAGGACCGTCCGGCAGCGCAGTCATGAGCCGGCGCTCAATGATGTCCTTCTTACGCAAGAGCTGTGCTTTGTAAAAGTCACGGATCTTGATGAAGAGCTTCTCGCCTTCCGTGCCCTTGATCATCTCCCAATTCTTGCGGAACGATTCCTTCTTGATCTTCTCTGCCTTGATGGGATCAGTAGGATCAATGCCAGACATCCTTGCGTCTAGCATCACTTCATCCAGCGCCTTGCCTTGAACCGGGTTCTTGTTTGACCAGTCCTGCCACTCCTGCAAAGTCTTTGCCGCCTCGGTCAGCTTGGCATCCCGATCGTTCAGCATGTTGGTGAGCACACGGTAGTACTCAGCAAACTGGGGCAACTCTTTCTTGGCTAGCTCTGATAGCTGGCGCATGTTCAAGAACGACATCAGGTTCTTAGAACTATTCATGCTTGCATCGCCAACAAACTGGCGAAGCTTTTCCTTGGTCGCTTCAAAAGACGGTGTGTCTTTGATCATCGTATCCATGGACTTCATGCCTTCAGCAGGCGTGTCATCAATCTTGTCCACGGCGTTGAACAGATCTTGCCGTTCATCTATTGACATGTCCTTGCCGGCATTCGTAGCGGCGCTAACACTGCTACTCATAAACAGCGGCATCTGTTCGGCGCTACCCAAAGGCTTTATTTTTTCAGGGGCGATGTCCCACGAATCAGCGGAAACTTTATCCAAGTATTGCTTGAAGGTTTCATTGGGGAGGTACTTCTGATTCCGCAACTTCGCGTAGAAAGATTTCAACGCATTAGCTAAGCGTTTGAAAAACTTTTCTACAACCGTCAGTGGTTTAGCGGATGTGGTTGCCCAACGCGATACTTGGTCTGCGTACCACTCATGGAAGCTTGTCCAGTACGGGGCTAACTGCTCAGCTTTTAAGCCTTCACCGCCCTTGGTAACCTTTCCTATGCCGCGAGGACGAAACGATTGGATAAATTCTCTGGCGTCTTTGCCCTTGCTAGACCTTATAAACTTGTTGAACTCTCCAACAATCTCGTTGTGTGTTTGAACATCAGTCTTTTCAAACACTTCATACATGTGAATGTGGCCTAGCTCGTGAGCGAGCGTCTCAAGCATCTTGCTTGTTGACATCCCGTCAGTAAAAGCTATGAAGTAGTTGCCGTCAGGCATACCTCCCATGCGGCCATACTCATTGTTTAAGCCAGCCGAACCAATCTTTCTATGTGGCCCCGTGTACTTCTCACGATTAGCCTTGGCTTCAGAAATCGTAGTTACATAGATGTTGGGTTTAATCTTGAGCAGGTTCTTCCAGCCAAGCAATACTTGGGTTAGTTCCTTGGGAACATTGGCTGAAGCGGTCACACCAGAAGGATCAAACTTAATAAAAGGCTTAGCGTCATGCCTTTTTTGCTCGGCATCCTCAATAGCCTTCTTCGCGGCAATAAGCTTTGCACGCTGTTGGCTGGTTAATAAAGCTGTTGTGCCATCAGCAACATCAACATACTCATGCCTACTGCCATTCATTGCTAAGTACATGATGCTGCCGTACTTATCGCCGTAGGTGCGGATTAATGCAAGCGGGCCATCTTGGTAGGCAATCTCAAGCTTCGGATTATTTTTAACCAGGTCATCAAGGAATTTCTTCTCTTCATCCGTGCCTTTTCGTGACTGCTGCACAACCTGCTTTTGAAGCTCATCAACTTCTTTTTCAATGGCTTCTCTGTTTTCCACAAAGAAATCATAAGCCTCATCTGTATCAGGCAACGTACCATCCATCATCTGCTCCGCATAGGAGCGGGGCGTGAAGGTTACTTCAGCTCTGGCAGCTTCACGTTCAGCTCTGGCAGCTTCGCCAGGTTCAGCAACTCGCTCTTCGCCTTCGGGGATAGCTTGTTCCACTTGCTCATAAACAACTCTTTGCTCATCGGCAGCTTCCGCGGCTTTAAGATTGGCTTCAAGTTCACTGCGAAACTCCCTAATCATGGTTAACACTTCGTCTAGCTTGAAATCTAAGTCAGCAAGCTCAGCCTTCGTCGTGTCGCTTACATAGTCAAAATTCAGGATGCGGTCTTTGAGATACTCAACCGCCTCGTTTTGCTTCATCTTCTGGTCAAACACATCCGCCTGGTCAACAGCAACAGATGAAAACTCCCCAAGCCATGGGTCCAACAGCCCGCTAACAACAGCCTTATCAAGGTTCTTATCAGATTGCGTCTTGCGTATATCCGCCACATCCTTGGCGCTTACACCGGCTTTCTTCAGCGCATTAAGGAACGTATCTCCTTGCGTCTTACGCTTGCGCTCCCTGGCTTCAACGGCCTCTTTTTGCGTAGCTAGTTCAGCCGCTTGTTTCTCTAGCTGAGCTATTTCGTCTGTAATCCTTTGATCTTCTTCACTCAGCGGGGCTGGACCTTCCATGGGAGGAGGTTCAACAAACTCAGGTGGACCTTCTTCAACAACTTGCTCGGCAGCAACCTGATCAGGCGTAGCTAACTGAAGCACCTCTGCTTGAGGTACAGGGATATTCAAATCACCAGTGGGTTGTACAGACGGCGCAGGTAGTGCCGGCGCAGCTTGAGCCTCACGCAAACGCTGCTCGATAGCCGGTGCATTATTGGCGTAGAACTGCTGATCCTCTGGCGCCTGACGCGGTACGCCAGCCATAATATCCGCAACAAATTGCTGGAAATATTTCTGGTCAACAGGCGTTTCTGTGAAGGTTTCGGGCGGTACTTGATAGCCAACACTTGAAGGTTGTGGCGTAAGTGCTTGATCTGTAACAATCTCAGGGGTAATTCCGTCCATGGACGGAATTTGATACTTTAGTAGGGTGTCGTCAGCAGCAGGCTGTGTAACTTGTGGCTCGGCAACGGCGGCTTGCTGAGCGGGTACAGGTTGCTCAACAGGCATACCAATACGCTGAATACCACGGCCAGCAGCGCCAAGCGCACCACCGCCAACAGCACCGGATAGGCCTGCTTCGATATATTGTTTGATACGCTCTGGTGAGAATAGATCACCACTGCCACGCACAAAGTCTACGGCTGCGTTGCCAATGACTTCTTGAGTGGCCTCGGTAAGTCCTTCCTTGGGTGCAGTCTTGGCAGCTGCTATCGCAAGATCCTTGGCGGCTTCGGTAAAGCCAGCACGCTTGGCAACCTCTTCACCAGCCTTAAGCTTGCCAAACATACCAAGCTTACTGAGGAAGGCTGATGGCGCCACTAGGTCTAATAGTGTCTGACCAATGGCGGCCGTGGCAGCAACCCCAGGTCTGAGTTCACCTGTCTCTTCAGCAACCTTGGCAAAGGTTTCAGGAGCGTTTAGCGCATAGCCTCCAACACCAGCGCCTCCCAATCCTGCACGTTGCATAACTTGTGTTGCACGAGCTGCGCCAAGAGATTCAGCAGCCGCAGCAGGCAAACCTCGGGCAAGGGCAGCTTCTGTAGCAGCGGTTCCAGCCCTTGCTGCAATACCTCTAGCACCAGCAGCAGCGGCGCCCCCAGGTAGTAACATAGCAAGTCCATAAGGTAAGGCCTCCCCAGCACGCTCATAGGCAAAACCCAGAGCAGATAGCGGACCTGTCACATCCTCATAAGACTGGTACATCCTTGGAAGACGCTCTGCACGTTCAGCGTATTCCTGCTTTGCTTCCTCAAGAAGACCTTTTGCGGCCTCATCTTTGCCAATAAATGCCAGCCCCATGGCGGGCAATTCTTTGGTAATTGAAGTGCCAATATTTTCAAGTGTTCGCTGTACAGGTCGGCCAGCAATTTGACCAAACGAATACTCAGGTGCTACCCCCATCTCCATTTGCATACCGCGCAAAATGGCTTGGTAGTCTTCGGGCTTCAGTCCTTCAGGTAACTGTACCCGGCCGCGACCCGGAACATTGAAGATTGGCATTATCGTCCACCTTGACCCATTTGCCTATAACGCTGTACATCGTCAGCAGGTACAACATACGGTGAATAGGGAACCCCAAACTTTGATGCGTAGCGTCTCAAGACATCATCCTGCTCACGGCGCATTTTATCCCCAAGGCTTTCTGTCTTTCTACCTTGTGCGTCAACAGGCCCAGGTTCGCGCCAGGTCTTAGGAACGCTTCCAAATATACCGGTACCACCAAACCCAAGCGTTGTTTCAGCCATCTTGTTGTACTTTTCTTCAATAGCTTTAATTTCTGCTTGCACCTGTGGAAGGGCATAGACTTCGCGCATTTCTTTGGATAGCTGCAACGGGTTGATTGGCTTCTCGCCACCACCCTTTGGCTGCATAGCCTTGGCCAAACCAAGACCAACTTCAAGTGGCTGCATTGCTTGCTCTTGCGCTAGCTTCTGCGTTTGCAGTCTGTATGTACGCTCTTCTCTTGCCGCCCTGTCAGCCGCATCATAATCCCCGCGACGCACAGCATCTTGGTACTTGGCATGAGCCAACTGTGCCTGCAATGAAGCTTGTTCCATCGCACGATTCTCTGCGCCCATAGACTTCTTGACATCTTCACCGGCCTGCAAGCCACCGGCAAGTCCAGAAAGGAAATTACGATCCTTGCTACCCAGCATGGCCAAAGCTATCTGGCGATTAGCGGCTTTCTGAATGTCAGCTTGGCTAGGTTGTTCACCATAGAACTTCTTTAGCTGCTCCATGGTTGTAGACATCTGATCAGGGAAGCGCTTCTGTCGTTCGTCATAAAGCGTTCCGGCACGAGCAGCGGTTTCAGCCGCAAGTTCTGGCTGGATCTGAGGTACGCCAGCCATAGCCTTCTTGCCCATAGCTATGATGGCATCAATACCCATAGGAGCTTGAGCGGCAGGGGCTTGCTGCGGTGCAATAACTTGCTGCGGTGCAATAACCTGCTGTCTTTGTTGGGGCTGAGTTGGTTGTGCAGCTGGTTGTGCAGGCTTAGGCGTAGCTTCTTTCACGCGTTGCTGGATCGTAGACTCAGGATAGCCCGCCGCACGTAATTCTGCTGCTGTAGCCATGACACGCTGGCCATTGATGATGGCAGGGACGCGGACCTCTTTCTCTTCCTCGACCACCGGATCACCACCAAACTCCATACCAACACCACCACCAGGATAGAACGCAACAGGACCACCACCGGCCATGCGCTGCTCAGGCATTAACCCAGCAAGACCGGCTTGTGGTTGCTGCATAGGAGGTTGTTGCGACGGAGCCATTTGCATAGGCTGCTGCTCTTGCGGAGCATTCATACCAGGTGGCACCATGGGCATACTTGGCGCCATGGACTCAGCTAACTGAGCAATAACAGGCTTGTTAGGCTTCTGCGCTCTCTGGCTGTAACGCTTACGCATATCCTCCCGGCGAGCCATTTCCGCCGCGGCAAAGATCGCTAGCTTAGGATCTTGTGCGTACTTAGGCAGCACCTGATCAGGCACTGCCTTGAACATCTCCATGGCCTCAAGGATATTGACATCCCCGCCAAGGCCGGTATTTGCTTGTGCTTGCATTGCTTAGCCCCCGTACAAGAGACGTGCTAATCCTAACCCTTGGGTTAGTGGATTACCAGAAGACTGATAAGCAGACTGTGTGGCATAACCTGGTAAGCCAAAGATGATGTTCCTGTAACGCTCTGCCTGCTGCGCCGGATAATCCCGCTGCTGCTGGAACTCTTGATACATGGCATCCAAATCGCGCTGACGGCGTGCTTCATCCGTAAGCCCAAGCTGCTGCAAGGTCTGGGCTTTTTGCATTTGATTGGCTAAGTCTTGCTGATACAACTGGCCAGCCTTGTCATAGGCCGCAGCCGACCCCTGCATCTGAATGTTGGATAGCTGAGATCCAAGATTACGCATGAGATCTGATTCAACAATCGCCTGACGCGAGCCACCAAACGCACCGCGCTGGCCGGCTTGTGCTTTCAGGTTTTGCAATCCCTGTGTGTAATCACGCACCGCGGAAGCCTTGGCTACATCCGTAACGCCTTGCTGGTACGGATTCATGTAAGCCTGCATGACGCCCATCTTCTGGCCGCCCACGTCAATCTGACCAAGCAGACCCGGCGAAGAGGCAGCTTGCTGAGCAGCTTCAACACCTTGCTGGTACAAAGGCGCCGTCTCAGCATATCGCTGCTGAGAGTAAGGCGTATAGGGGGTATACGCAATCTGCTGCCCCATGCGGAACACATCAGATATGTACGGGAGTTGGAACTCCGGGGGCATTTGCGTGATTGTTTGCGACGGGCCGCCCATACTCATTTGGACACCTCTTCCATCAAAGTTACTGTTTTCAATCGTTGCGGGTATATCTTCTGCCAGCCCGGACGCCCTTGCAACATGATGGCATCACAGTCTGCTTGCTTGGCGAACAATCGTATGTACGTCACGATATGCTGAATCTCATCTAAATTGCCCCCTGCAAGCCACACATTACAAAGCCTTTTGCGTGGGTACTGCTTAATCTCTGTTACTAGCGCACATTCCTTACCGGGCCAAAACTGCGCCTGCCCTTGCTGTATTGCTTCTAACACATCCTCTAGGGAAAACAAATTGCCGGCTTGGTCCAAGGCCGCTTGGATCCATGCACTGCAACGCTCCCATTCATTCATGCAGGCATAGCCTTATCTGTCTTGACTGCCGGAGGCTGCTTGCTTGTTCCATGCCTCGCCTTGCGGATCTTCTTCATCATGTCGTAGAGCTTCTGTGCCCCAGCATTCGATGAGCCATTACCAAGATCAGATACCACATCAGCAGGTACAACAAACTCTCCGCGGGCTAACCTGGCAGGCTGAGTCTTACCACCGCCATGGTCAATCTGTGCTGTGATGCTGTCAGACATTCCGTCGCCCGGACCTTCTAGGTATCTTCCGGCTGCTGCATAGACATCACCACCTTCGTTATAACCAACAAAGATGTCATCTACCGAACCACCCGATGCGCCGCCCTGCACAGGCGCAGAAGCATTCTGGCCATATACCGTATTTAACAGGCCCGACATGTCAGAAGCTTGATTAGATTGAGTTTTATAAACTATTGGTGCTTCAGCGTTATACGTTTTTTGGTACCAATCCTTATAGGCCTGATCTTGTGCTCCCCCGTAAGAACCGGATGATACAGGGCCAAAGTACGGCGAATCGTACATATCCATCGTACCTATACCCCCTTCATTTGCCTTTAGAAAGTCTTGATATTCAGAAGAGCTTCTAAAAGCTTGTATTGGGTCAGATGGTGAAGTTTTCGGCGTTGTTACTAATTTATTTCCGCTATTTACAGTGTCATTCCCTGACCCGCCTGTTAAAGTGCTATTACCACCAGAAACCGTGTCGTTACCACTTGCACCGGTTACCGTGCTTGCACCCTTAAAGGTTATGGGTGAAATTGTCATTGGCTTATACAAAGAAGCTAATCCTGCCTCATACCCTGCTCGCCCTTGTGCAATCTGCTCAGGCGTTGGCCCGTATCTTTTTGCTGCCTCTGTTGGGTCAAACTGAAATGGATTCGGGTTGAAGAAGAGGGGCATACCCTTCATGGGCGTGTATATGTTCTGGCCAGACGCGGACTTTTGTGGCGCTGGTTGAGGGGGGAACATAGGCGCAGTAAGTGCACGGTTATACACAGGAGCAGCTTTGTACTCAGGCTGCTTAACTTCAGGCGCTTGTTGACGTGTAAGTGCGGCTGCTAATGCGCCCAGACCCAAGGCGAGCCCCGCACCTGTTCCGCCACCTGATCCGTCAAGAATACTTCTCAATACATTACCAAAAGTGCCGCTTGATATGGAACCAAAATCCATCCCGCTTAAATCGACAACATTTCCTGATGTGTCAACGTAAATAGGATTGCCGTTAGCATCCACATCCCCAGAGTCTGTTACGCCCTCGGGTAGAGATGAAGAGCTATCCCCACCAAATAATTCGTCTATCCAAGACATTGTTAACTCCTAGGGAGGTGTGGGCCGGGGGTCCGGCAAGGGAGATATGAAGTTTACCGCCATAACACTCGACGGTATACCGGGATGAGGGGATGTCGCGGCTACCGCATCAAGCCTTACATTGGTATCTGTTGCAGCTATCTCTAGCTCAAGATAATCGCCAACATCCAAATCAATATTGAAGTTCCAGCTAATCTCTAGGTATTCGCTATTGCCCGTCAAAGTGTAAGCATGAGTCGAATAACCAATAGTGGTGTCATTTCTTTTGATCCATATAAACACGTCTTTTGCGCTTGAGTTTGTACTCAATAGCTGACCTGAGTATTGAAAGTTGTAAATGCCACCTATAGAAACTTCAATCTTGCTAGTGCTTCCTGTCTGAAGCTTTACTGCATTACTAAGATACGTTGCATTAAAAACAACCGGATAACCTGTATTAATTGCGGCAAAGTTCTGGTCAGCCGTGTTAAAAAACAAACCATTAGGGCATTCAACAAACTGACCGCCGTTGGGCCCGAGCAGATTACGGGTAATGTTTTCTAGCCGGTTGAAATATAAACGCAAGACGTTATTAAGCTGATCCGCATAAAAGGCAGCGTATTCCTGCGGTGCTAACGGCAGATTCGGGGCCGCTGGGCTATCTAGCTTCATGCGCCTCTTCCAGTGGCCCTGCCGTCTGCTCTGATATCAATTCGCGGCGATCCTAGCTGCCATGCACATCCAAGCTGATTAGACTCTACCTTAAAGATCATCTGCCTGCCACGAACACGGACATAAACCTGACCTGTGAACTGTTCAATCGTTGTGGTGGATGTCCTCGCCACCGATGCTGAAGAAGATCCGCTATTAGACTGAGGATTGTTGTACCCCGATCCAGAGTTCATCATGGGTATCAGCGTCATGGTGACAGCGGGAGAAGCCGTCTCTGATCCATCAAACGTTATGTCAGGCAATATCCTGTAGACATACCCAAGACTATGCCCATCCTGAATATCAAACTCTGACGATTCAATATAGGCGTTGATTGGTAACGCTGTTCCTGTCTCATTGTCATCTACACCACGTTCATGATCAACAAGGTTGTAGTTGTAAGTCGCAGCTTGTGGGTACTGTCTTAGACCTGAATCACTCCAAGCAGTTCGTGCCATGGTTCCGTAGTACCAGACATTCTCTGCGTAGTTGAACACCACATACCGATCGATGGTCGTGGAATTAGCCGAGCAGTAGAACCACCAGACCTCATTGAATCCTTCGTTGGTCCCAGCAAATACCTGGAAGTTCTGGTAACGATTTATATCATTAAAGATATATCTGCGTAGGTCGCAGTTAAGCGTCTGAACACGTCCGTTGTACAGGTAAAACTTATCCACGCCCATCCAGTAGGTCACACCAGATGCCACCGCTGTAGCATTTGGCCCAACGATGGACGTGTTATCCGCAAGGATTTGGGAGCCAAAGACCAGCGGCGGCCCTAGGTACTGAATGGAAAAGAGAGCTGAATCCGTCCACGCAAGAATTTCTTGGCGTGTCTGCTGGACCGTAATGATCTGCGACCCATGGGAAAGCCTGATTGATCCTGCGGTATTGGTCGATGACGGAAGCCAATCCACCAAGGATTCCTGGTCACACCAGCGAATAAGCATAGGATCAGCCACGGTACTTCCGATGTCATTACATCCAAAGACCATGAGATACCGTAAGGCATCAGAGATGATTAGTGAGTACTGGTACTTTGGTACATCCTCAAGAACCATGGAATGCGTACCTGACTGAGTACCGGTGGTTGTAATCAGCGAACCTGATGACGTGGCAGAAAGATTTGCCGACAGCCCAGATACATTACGCAAGTAGTACGTTGTTCCTACAGTTAGGCCCGTTGGTAGCGCCCCCGTAGTTGTGAATGACACAGCCGTGCCTTCTGCAAGAACCACACCAAACGTGACAACAGCCGGCGATGCGATCGTAATCGTTACCGTGCCGCCAAGGCTATTGAGTGCTACGCCCCTGGTTGATATACCGTTGGTTGCATCCCAGTAATAAATACCAGCCGCCCTCGGTCCAAACACAAGGTCTTCGCCCCAGTTGCCTGCGTTCCATATCCTCAGTGGATCTGTAACCTGTGGCGTAACGCCCCATGACCCAGAACCCCAAGCACCTGCGCCCCAACCAATTAGAGGAACCTGAGCAATACCAGGCCCAGTATTGACCTGAAAAGCACCAACAGAAGATCCACCGCCATTACCAACATCCGAAGCATTAGAAGTGACAGGCGCACCCGTGGAAGGATCTTTAGCCGTAAAGGTAAAGGTATTTAATGTAGGTACAGAATCTATTTGATACTGCTGATTAAGCACCGCTGCCGTGATGTTTCCACCAAGACTTACCGCCCCTGAAAAGGTGACAAAATCCCCGGTAATGGCCCCATGGCTTGCCGATGTAACCGTGATGGTTGAGGAGAAGGGAGAGGCAGTAACCGCAGCAAATGTGACTGATTGGGTTAAACGTATGGGAGTGATGTCGGAATAAGCGCCACCCTGCTCAATGTAATACTTGAGGTTGGTGCCTACGCCAAGCAGGTTAGAATTGGAAAGCGTTACCCAGTTCCATAAGGATCGGCAGATACCAAGGAACGTAGCTTGTGAGATGCGTAGCCAGCCACCAATCTTTTCTGGTGTACCTTGGCGGAAACGAACCTTGTCAGAGACATACCAACCATTCTCAGAAGTATAACGAGTATTCTCTTTGTTTACACCAGGACGGTATAGTATTTTGGACAGTGGCACGGCTCACCTCATCAGTGCAGCTTCTGCCGCTCGGCGGCGGGTAAGCCCCGGCAGGACTCTTCCAGCGGCTTTGTCTTTCATAACTATCCTGATATAATTCGGGCTATGAAATCCAAACAAATTGTACGCCAGTGCCTTCATTGTGGTAAAGACTTCAAAGTTAGTGCTGCACCAAGCAGGGTTGGTCGGGGCATTTTTTGCAGTCGGGGTTGCCTAGGAAAAACAAAGTCCACAAAACATGGGCATACGACAAAAACCTCGGTTTCTCCAACTTATAACTCATGGGTAAATATGGTTTCACGATGCCACAAAACTTACTCTTCAAAGTATAAAAACTATGGAGCAAAAGGTATTTTTGTGTGCGATGCTTGGCGAAATTCGTTTGCTGATTTTTTGAAAGACATGGGAGAGCGACCGCCAAACACAACGATTGATCGTATTGACGGGTCAAAAGGGTATAGTAAAGAAAATTGTCGGTGGGCATCTATAAAGGATCAACAAAGAAATACAAAGTCAAACCGCAACATTGAATTTGAAGGGCAATCAGGTTGCATAACTTGGTGGGCAGAAAAGCTATCCACAACATACGGAAAGCTGTCGTACCGCATTAAAAAACATGGTGTTGAAAAGGCAATCATTTCATTAAAAGAGCCTCAGCTTCTCTCCTCCTCTTTAAGCCAGGAAGAACTCGGCCATTAGCCTTTGTCCACTTGAGGCATTCAGTAGCTGCACCATCCCAATCCCCCGCATCAATACGCTTCTTGAACGTGGAAACCCGATAGTTCCCTAAGCCACAATTGTATGCCCAGCTTGTCACGGCGGCAATGCGGCGTGGAAAAGCGTTTGCTAACTTAGGAGAGAGCTTAAACAAGCCACGGACAAAATACTCAACATGATGGTCAAGCGCATCTTCACACTGCTGCATGGTCCAAATAGTTCCCGGCTGAATCTCTGGCCCTGTCGCCCCCCAACCAATCGTCCAAGGATGCCCACGGGTTCCGGGATCTGGGTAAGCAGTTACTCGTCCGTCAGGCAAACGCTTTGCCAACCCTTCAAAGGGTTTGATGAGAACATCTTTGCAAAGCTTTTTGGCTTCATTCACCGCCGGACCTTTCATTCACCAACTTGTTAATCTGCTCCCATAAAGCAGTGATCTGTTTGTCGTAGTTCTTTTCTAAGTAATCAACCCGCACTTTAAGCGTCACAGCATAAGCCGCGATACCTACTACCGCAACCCCCAGAAACCAAACCTTGGCGAGGGATTCGGCAATCGTTTCCATTACGACTTCTGATATTTCTCTACGCTTCTGCCAATAAAATAAAACGACAGCACCATAGACAGCATCCCAAAATCATCTTCATCCCACGTTTTAATAAGCACTTCGGCCCAATTCGCATTGGTTTGAAACGCAATAAACAAAGCCGCTGCCTTAACACCTGCGTACATAAAGAACAGAAACCACGTTACGCCGGGACGCACTGAAGCTGAAATAAACGACATAAACCAACCCGCTGCTTTAGCCGTTTCAGCTTGCTCTTGGAACGCAGCCTTAATCGTATCCATTTGCTGTATCGAGTAGTCAACATACTTCTCCTCCATCTTGAACTCACCTCGCATCTTCTCAAGGTCAGTCTGGAGTTGGAACATACTCAATTCATGCTGGCGTTCATTCTTCTTATCAAGGAATTTAAGGACTTCCGGTGCAAGCCTGAACAGACCACCGAATATGGAACCAAGAAGACCGCCTGAGAGAAGATCAAACATGTTCGCCCCTTGCGGTAATCTGATCGGCACCTTTCTTGACCGTGACTTTGCTGCCTTCCACATCAACTTGCATGGGCTGCTCGGCACGGTCTAGTTTGTCAAGACGATGGATAAGATCCTTGATGACTTCAAACTCTGGCTTTTCCTGTTTGGCAGCAGTGCCAGCAATCCCATTAAGCATTTGAATCAGCGCAGTAAGTGACGCGCCAAGCAGACCCATTACAGCAGCAATTTTTTCACCCTCTAAAAAGAGGGACGCGCCGACACCCACAAGTACGATGAGAAAGATATAAAGCAGTCCATCTTCGCCAATCGCTTTACCAGCAACCTCTTTGGCAGAATCTTGGGCTTTTAACTCCTCAAGCTTGATTCTGGCTTGCGCTTTGAGAACCGCTAGTTCGTGGGTCTTATCATCCACGGTCAGGACTCAACCTTCTGTTCCTCAAGCTGTGCCATAGCCTGTGATTTGATCTTCTCAAACAAAGCAGCAACCTGCTTTAAAGGAAGATTCCCCAGCGCATCTAGCACAACATTGACTTCATCAACAGTGAGTTCAAGCTTGAGCTGGTTCATTTACTTTCCATGAGGTTGTTGCTTCGTCCCAGCTATACATCTGACCATCGTTCGGCATAGCCACCGGTGCTTCCCACTGCGCGTTGGCATTCAGAATCCAACTGGCAAAAGGCTTTGGCGCTACAAAAGCATCAATGTCTGCCCTGTAGGTATAACCAATCCCAGCGTAATTTTTCCTAAGATTGCCGTTATACGAAGTCTGCTTCCATGTGCCGCCAAAGAGTCGTTCGCAAAACGCCGCGCCGATGTGCTCTTTTTCCACACCAAAAGCATCTGCGGTATCTTTGTTATCAATGACCACCACTTGGGTCACTACGTTATTTGCATCAAGCTGGGCATAGTGGGCCATGCTAAACCTCCAGTTTCAGTCCGGTTAAATCCATCTCTTCGCCAACGGTTCCCGCAGGGAAGGTATTAAATGACAAGCTCACACGAACGTCTTCACCTTCCACCGTCGGCACCATGTGCGTCAGACTTGATGGGAAAAGAATAAGCCGTCCATTTAGTGCTTCAAACCACCATGACTCACTGTTCCAGCTATTCCACTCGGCGGGAGGGAATTTAATCTGGCTGTAGCCATCACGGTAGAAAAAGATCTTGTCGTTGGGGTTGGTCTGGATATAAAACACACCAGACACAAAAGAATTCGGATGCGCGTGCTTGTGGTGATACTGCCCCGGTTCACTGTAATTCACCCAAGACTGTGTGAGTCTCAGCGTGACATCGTGCTTGGGGTTGGTTGTGGCTTTGAAATACTCAGCAACGCAGTCTTCCATCCATCCGCGCAGACTCGTCATCAACTTATCGCGCAGGACAAAGTTGTTGGCGCTTGTGCGGTTGCCCGTGTTGGGACGCTGTTCTAATTCCATGAGGAAGAACTTCTCCTCGTCAGACAGTGGCCTGCCAAGGTCAAAGAACCCAACCGGCTGGGCGAATAAGCCGAGCAAATTCATGCCGCCGCCTTGTTGATCATGTCTGTCCATGCGTTGTGTTCTTTGATTTGTTCTTCGGTGTAGATCGTGTTGATGGAATCCTCAAAGGCTTTGATCTTTTCCATCGTGTCTTGCACTTCCTGCCATGTCGGGCAAGGTCTTGGATCATCCCAGCGCGTGAAATGAGAGTTGCTGATCTCCCACTTAGCACCGGGACGAAGCAATGCCATAGCTGTATCTACACCGTAGAGTCTGTATGTTTTGGTCATAGGATTATGAGTAGTTAGTTTTGATGATGACGATACCAGAGCCGCCACCGCCGGAAGATCCTGTGCTGAACGCGCAGCCGCCACCGCCTCCGCCTGTGTTTGCCGTTCCACTACCGCCAGTGGATGACCCAGTACCACCTGTAGCTCCACCGGTTACTGCACCAGCACCGCCCCCGCCTGAACCTCCAGAACCAGCAACGCCACCCGTACTATGCGCCGCTGACCCGCCCCCACCGGCATATGTAACGGATGTACCTGAGATTGTTGATGCAGTACCCGCTCCACCAGCACCAGCATTTGGATTTGATGCCGCTACACCTACAGCGCCAGCACCGCCACCGCCACCGCCAAGCCACGGCAACCCAGTAATTTTACCTACCCCACCATTATTTCCTTGGCTTGGCGATGTGCTTGGCGTATTTCCAGTACCCGCTATACTTGATCCAGTATCAGCGGGTGGCCCACCACCTCCAGAGCCACCATTTTGCCCCGGCGCAGCAGGCGATGCGTTATAACATCCACCACCGCCGCCGCCGGTAGATGTAATTGAAGAAAATGATGAATTGCTCCCATTGGCACCGGCAGCAAGTGTTCTAGGTGAGCTTGCCCCGCCAGCACCGACCGCTACTACATAGGCGTTGCCTGCGGTAACAGCAAGCGCAGTTCCTGTCCTAAATCCGCCCGCACCACCACCGCCTCCTATATCACCACCTCCCGCACCGCCACCAGCAACAACCAAGTAATCCACCGAAACAACACCAGCAGGACAGACCCACACGGTACTGCTAGTGAACGTAAGAACGCCAACTGATTGGGTAGATGGGTTTACGGTGTAACGAAGAATGACAATGCCGGAGCCGCCTGCGCCGCCTGCCGTTGGCACGTTTGATCCAGTAGAAGCAAATAAATTTCCGCCACCACCGCCACCACCGCCAGTATTTGCAGCACCATCTGAACCTACAGTGAATCTTCCGCCTGAACCACCACCACCTGCACCACCTGAACCTACAGCAACCGACGGCGATGTTGTACCACCACCACCTCCACCCGCGTAAATCAAAGAGGAACCTGTTAACGTTACAGCCGCACCTGAGCCGCCGTTTCCTGCTTGTGATCCTGTTCCGGTACCACCAATAGCGCCTGCACCGCCACCTCCACCACCGGACTCTGCGGGAGAAAATATGCCGCCGCCTCCGTTGTTGCCTTGTGACGGTGTAACAGCAGGCGTATTTCCGCTTCCGGCAGGATTTCCATAATACCCTCCTCCTCCAGAGCCGCCGTTAGCGCCTGTACCGGCAAATCGTGATGCGCCACCGCCTCCGCCTGCTGATGTTATAGAGCTGAATATGGAGCTTGCACCCGAAGACCCGACGCTAGAAGTGCTTGTTGCTCCAGCGCCTCCAGCACCAATTGTGATGGCATACGAAGTTCCAGCGGTGACACTTAATCCAGAACCTGTTCTAAAACCTCCAGCGCCACCACCAGACCCTTGACAGCCACCACCAGCCCCGCCAGCAACAACCATGTAATCAACAGCCGTGACACCCGTGGGGCAAGTCCATGTCGTGGACGCCGTGAAAATCTCTGTTACTGTTACCGGACCGGGCCAGTTATTGCCCATCCGAGCAACAAACTGATCCCTCAAAGACCATATGCCTGTTGCAAACGTATTATTAGGAAATTGAGCCATGATCTATGCCTCAAGAAATCGTCGTGTAAGAACAGGTGTAAGTCAGTTTAGATGCCGTGGAGCTTGTTACCCATAAGGTTGATGCCTCACCTGACACGCTTGTATCCAGTAAGTACAACGAAGTTCCCGTGGTAATCACCTCAACCGTGCCGCCAACTGGAACCGTTACCGATGTAATGATAGACCGATAAGTCGTTCCGTCCGCCAGTCTCAACTCTACCGTGGCACTGTAAGGCGATGCCGTGTCTATGTTAGACACTAACAATGAATTGACCTTATGCGTTGCCCCTGTCGCAGGTGCCGTCACCAAAGCATTTCGTGAGGTATCAGCAGGGGTGATGGACACCGTATGGGGTACGATGCTTGTTACAGAAACTATATTCGGCGCCGCCATATTAACCTCCGAAAACTAAAGCCATAGCTATAGCAAAACCTGTTGTAGAAAGAGTTCCAGACGTTGGCAACGTCACGTTCGTTGCACCAGTAGATGTCAGCGTAATGCTGTTTGCACCGGAAGTGATAAGCGACGAACCATTGGCAACCGTCAACGTACCCGTGCTTGTTGAGACTGTTAAGCCGTTGTACTTACCTGCCGTGATGTCACCCGTTGTATCGGCAATCGTTGCAGCCGAGTTCTGGATCAGTTTACCCGTGGTGCCATCAAACCGGACAATCGCGTTATCGGTTGCAGAAGCTGGACCAACCACATCGCCTGTACCGCCGCCACTAGCACTTAAGGTGCCTGCACTAAAAGTCAGCCCCGAACCTACTGTGACGTTGCTAAAACCACCGGAACCGTTATTAGCTAATAACTGAGCAGACGTTCCTGTTGGTGCTGGAGCCGCGCCAATCGTGTTGTAACTCAGCGTGACAGCCGTTGAGCCATTAAAGGTCGTTCCAGATGCTGCACCCGCGCCGCTATTGTTTAGCGTTAACGCATTAGTTGTTGTGCCACCACCCGAAGCTGATGCAATCGTAATGCCACCGGAGGAATTCGTGATGGTGATATTTGACCCAGCAGTCAACGTAGCGAGGCTAAATCCTGATCCATTACCAATCAGTAACTGACCATTCGTTGGTGTGGCCGTATTGCCTGTACCACCATTCCCAAAAGGCAGCGTACCTGTGACCTGAGAGGCTAGGTTGATATTGCTGATCGTATTGTTAGCACCATTGATGGTCTTGTTGGTCAGGGTTTCTGCCCCTGCCAAAGTCGCTAACGTGCCGGTCGTTGGTAAGGTAACCGATGTATTGCCGTTTAAGGTCAGACCAAGACTGTAGTTACCTGTGAAGGTAATCGTATTCAGTGCATTGTTAGATACACCCGTACCACCATTAGCAGGACTTAAATTACCCGCAACCGTTACTGCACCACCTGTTGCCGTGCTTGGCGTTAGACCTGTCGTGCCAAATGAGATCGTGGATACGGTATTGCTTGTGGTTGCCAAGGTTCCCGATGTGGGAAGCGTGACGTTTGTGGCACCTGTGGAAGTCAACGTGATGCTATTAGCACCAGAGGTTGCAAGCGTAGATCCATTTGCAAGTGTCAGCGTACCTGTGGTCGTGGATACCGTTAGACCATTCAAACTTGTTGCTGTAGCTACACCAAGAACAGGCGTGGTAAGCGTAGGTGATGTTGCCCTAACGACATTCCCTGTACCGGTATTCGCTGTCCAGGTTGGCGCTGATCCCGTGGAAGTCAGGACATAGTTAGACGTACCGATGGATAAGAAGCTTGTCGCCCCTGATCCTGTCTGATAAGGCACCGACCCTGCTGCACCACCTGCAAGATTCGTAGCCGTCCCAACCGTCACACCTGATGCAGAACTCCACTGTGGTGCTGTTCCTGAAGACGTAAGGATGGTCGTGCTTGAACCAATCGCAAGCTTGGTAAACGCTGTACCCGTGGCGTAGTAAACCAAATCACCAGCGGTGTAACTAGACTGACCTGTACCACCCTGATCCGTGGCTAGCGTACCTGTAGAGGTAAGTGCCTTAGACCCATCCGTAAAGACTGCTTTACTTGCCGTTGCCGAAGATAAAATCGGTGCCGAACTAAAGGTCTGTATGCCCGTAAATGTCTGAGCCGCATCCGTCCGTGCAATCGTTGCACTGGTTCCCGGAAAGGTCATCGTGGTGCTATCAGTACCTGCCAGTGTCAGGCTATTACTAGCCGTTAGTGTCTTGCCATCAGCAATCGTCAGTGTTGCACTAGATGCTGGAGCAGTGATCGTGACTTTGTTGTAAGCCCCGCCAGTAATATCACCTGTGCTATCAGCAATCGTAACGGCTGAGTTTTGAATGATCTTGCCGGTCGTGCCATCAAACCGAGCAACTGCATTATCAGTAGAAGACGCTGGTCCGTCTACATCACCCGAAGCAATCTCTTTGAAATCACCGGCATCCGTATCCCAGGCCACCCAAGTCTGTTTACCCGGAGCAACCGAAATACCTGTCGTAGGCCCAGTGCTTCCCCGGATCGTGACATTGAACCCACCAGAGGTGTTGTTCATCACAATGTAGGCTTTACTGCTATTGGGTACGTTGATATACCTGAGTGCTGTTCTTGACCCCGTACAGTTCAAGATCATGTACTGGGCTGATGTCGTCCCAATATTTGTTGCTGAACTTGTACCTTGCGTCAGGGTCAGCGTGACATCACCGTCAGTGCTTAATGTCTGTGTACCCGCAATTGCAATATCAAGGTATGAGGTAACGGCGTTGTTGACATCGTCGCCCCAAGTTCCAGACTCGGTACCCGTGACAGGCTGACCGAGGGCCAAAAGGGATGTGTAATTGACTGTCATGTCGTTATCTCAGTCCAATTAGCGGTTTGAGAAGTATTGATCTGCTCCCAGAACAATACAGCAGAGATGCTATCAGCACCAGATGCGTTTTCAAGTACAGATAGCTGCATTTCCACGTTGATTGAAACAAGGTCATTACCAGCCGCATTCTCAAGCACAGAACTAATAAAACTTGCTGAACCTGAAATACTGTCTGCACCAGCAGATGTTTCAATAATCGTTCCACCAAAATTAGCAGCCCCTGCAATTGTATCTGCACCACTGGCTGTTTCAAGAATATTGGCGGCGAAGTACGGGTTGCCTGCCATGAGGTCATTGCCCGATGCGGCTTCAAGAATAGATGCTGGATACTCAACCCCCGGCACAGCAACTGTGTCGTTTCCTGAAGCCAGTTCAAGAACAGAACGATCATAAGCTGACCTGCCCCAAGGCCCAAAGTTCCATGCACCTGATCCCCAGCCGCCTTCACTCATGTTGCCGTTAATGAAAATTGGTACGTTACAGAAATTACATCCCCGGATACCACAGACCGATCTCCGGGTGATTGGAAGTCTGCGGCACTGAATAACGTACCCGTCGTTCCTAAGATCGTATTGTTACTTGTTAGGAAGGCACCACCCACCGTTGCGGTTGCGTCAATATTAAACACAGCCTTATTAGAGGTGTTCGTTACTACCGAGGGATTGGCGTTTGTTGATGCGGCAAAAGTTGCCGCTGGTCTGGTTGCATCACTGTAGCAATCAATCTCTGTCCAGCCAGCATGGGAAGACATCGTATCTGAAGCAGCCGGTGTGTTACTTGCAGCAGCACCGTATAAGCCCACATACCACGTTGTGATCTGTGCTGCCGAGTTTGCCAGTGCTGTGCCAGCCATGTACTGAAGACCGACGTTAACCACTAAGTTATCACCCTCAGCAGTCCACTTGAGGTTGCCATCCTTGTCATGGCACTCTGCATAGTACCTACCGCAGGCCACAGCCGATTCACCCCACGATGTTTTAGCGGCTAACCCGCTAGAAACTTGATCACCCGCTTTTGCTTTTTCCATCATGCAATCCTTAAAACGGCGTTGGTAGCATCATTAACCGGGAATGTAATCACCAAGTCCTGTGCGGTTTTAGTGATATTAACCCCGAAGTTTAATACTGCAACGGAACGATTTCCATTAGTTGAGTTGTAAATAAGCGCCCCATTGGTCGTTAACGTGACGTTTGTGAATGTCGCATTTTGGAAAGACCAATAAGAAGTAGTTCCTTGAAAGCTTGGCGTGATGTTTGTGAGGATAATTCCTCCAGCGGAATAATTGGTTCCACTGACTTCACCTGCCGTCGTGTAAGCAGTCGTTGAGGCACCGAGATCCGCGTTGGCGGTGTATAGGGCCAGCTTAAAGACATCGCCCGTTCCCGTGGTGAAGTTATGAAGACCCTGCGCTACTTCAACCTTGAAGCTTGTCGTCAGGGTTTGAATGATCGCCATTACACCACCTTATCCCGCACTTGGCCAGTCCTGTACGCATCCTGGCGCTCCAGTCCATCACCAAGTCGTTTGGCAAGAATTAATGCTTCTTTGTACTTGCCATTGATATTGGCCATCAAGTCGGGCTCAAGCTTCAAGAATGTACTTGCTTCAACCAAGCATCCGTATAAAAGCACCGAGTCAAAGTTATCGCTCAGCCATGTTGTCGTTGCATCCACATTACCTGCGCCAATGGAAGACGGGTAGTAGAAGTAATGAAGCTCTACCGAGTAACCCGAATTAGGCGTTGGCCCAATAATGAACGTCAGTTCTTTCGGAAATGTCGGGTAATCTGGACCAAATAGTGCGTAACAGTATGGGAAGCCTGTATCCGTGGGCGATGGAAATGACTCACGTATGAAGTTCACATCCTTATTCAGGAGATACCTATACGATCCATCCGTATCAATCACCGCCATGGAATAGACGGCCAAGAAGTCTGACGGGCACTGAAGATACTTATTGCCGCTAGTCAAACTCCCGGTTACGTTCTTGCGAAGCGATGGGAATTGAATGGTATTGAAGATGCGCTGTTCAGTTTGCTGAGCAAATGTCTGAAGCGTCGCCGTCTCAAACGTCGTCTCAAGATAGTCCTGAATAGCTGTCTTCAGCTCACCCCAGTTCACGCCATCGGCCCCCGGCACATAACACCCTTGGTTGCTGCCCCTGCGCCACGCATTTTAATACCAGTCGTCTTGACTTGGCTATTAGGATTGATGGCCACCCCATGTGTGGGCTGCCAATCCTTATCCATGTTGTATGGCATTTGCTTGCCTGGATTAGGCGATGCAACGACCTTGGCGCCAGTCATCGTATGCGGCTCTGCGTAAACAGACGCCGGACCGACTTCCTTGCCGCCTTGCTTCATGGAGTATTTGGCCATTACTTGCTCCTTTGGTTGGCAACCCTTGCAAGATTGCGACCCATCTTTTTCATCATCTCTGATGTAGGGCCACCCTTACGCAATTTGGTTAGTGGCTTGCCTAGGTGCATGGCCTTCTCATGCTTATGCACAGCAGCCGCTGCCGTCTTTTTGTCCTGCTTGATGTCGTCCTTCATGTCAGCTCCTATGATGCTGTGACACTGTTCAACAATGCTTGACCCACAAGGTGATTAGGGGTCATGCCGGAATCGTATGATCTTGCACCGCCAACAGGGTTGAAGCCCCATTCAATAACTCGGCTTCCTTCAGATGGAACCCCCGTGTAAAGCGGGCTTGTTCCTACCGTGTTGTTCGTCTGCATCCCGTTGTAACCTGACTGGTAATACGAATTGGAATCGGGACGAGGATTCCGTACGGCCTGCGGGTCATTCACGGGAAACATGCCTAGCTGCAATTGCGGCTGGTCAGGCTCCCAGCAAGTCGGACATACCAGTATATTGACATTTTTTGTCTTGATTGTCAGCGGCTTTAGCTGTTTAAGCTTATAGCGGAACCCGCAGCGATCACACTGCGATATAGCCCACTTACCACTAGCAAACTGATTGGGCATTTAGAACCCACCCGTTCCTAAGAATGACTGCCTTGGCACAAACCTAATCGGCGCCTTTTCACGATCCTCCGTGGATGCCAACTCCCAAGCCTGGTCATACTGTGCTTTAAGGATTGGCATCCTCTCCAAAGCCCCATCTACCTTCAATGAAAGTTTATATGCCAATCCAGCAATCAGAGCCTCTTGGAATCTGAATGGGATGTCTTCCACGTTCACACCATTACCGGCGTCTTGCAACCTTCTCATGCGCCAGTAAACCAACGTGTAATAAGGGCTACTGATAGAACCCTGATCTGGGGCCGGCCATACCGTGACGTTAGGGAACTTGGTATTACTTACCTCTGCGCCCGACGAATGACTTGCAGCCGTTGTGTTGTTCTGCCCACGGACCACATTATCCAGCGTTGCATAAGCCGAAGCACCTGTTGCCACATTCTCGGCTTGGGTTGAAGTACCGTAGTAATAAACCGTCTCCGAACCAATGTTTGCATATCCTGCATATGGTACCCCCGCGAGGCTAGACATCGGTATTGTTGTAGCAGAGGCTGTGATGTTAGCCGCAAGCGTCCCAGTAAAGACATATGTTTGACCGCCTTGCCTGTCAATGTAGATCTGAATAGGCCGCCCCGTGGCAAGCTTATTAGGAATGGTTGAGTAAGTACTTACCGAGATCCGGCTGATATTGATGTCCGTCTGGTTTTGACTTTCCCCTGTACGGATAACCGTTTCAACAAGATCTACTGTGTTAATTGGAATAGGATAGGTAATTTGATTGGCATAAAGCTGGATTGCCCCCTGCTCCATGGTCCACAGGTTTATTCCCTGATTCGCCCACTCTGAGAGCAAAAGGTTGAGCGATCTCCGAGCTGTACGCAAGTCATAACCAGACCTCAGCTCTCGTCCACAACGCTCATAAGCTTCCTCAACGTATTCGTTCAGGTTTGGATTAAATGTTGTCGTTCCCGTGGTTGTCATTTGCCCACCTTCCTAAACGGCGCAACCTTTTTGGCAATAGTCTTTGGCTGCGCTACAAACTGCTTACCCTTAGCCTTGCCTGCACGTTTTGCCCTAGTGGTCGCAGCATACTCCTGTGGCGATAACGATTTGATTGCTGACTCTGGGAGATAACGCTCCCCTGTATCAGACGATCGTTTACCACTCTTGGTGGTCCATTTCTGGTCACCCCAAGCTTTCAAGGATTGCTGCGGAGCCTTCATACCATACGGCCCTTGGTCTTACCTCTCTTGGCTATACCATCACCACGGCTAGACGCAGACTTTACTTTGCCGCCTTTTTTGAAATTTTGTGTGTGATATAAAAAATCCGGTTCTCCATACCCCGAAACCGGTGAATTGCCACCTATGGCTCCTTGAATACTTTGAAGAGCTCTGCTGACGCCTTGAGAGCCCGTCATTATTTGATTCAAGCTTTCCATGGCGTTACCGCCAGAAGGAGCTCTTTCGGTTTTGTCAAAAGGTAAAGTACTAATAGGCTTGGCTAAGTTTGGCATGATAGGTAACTGATCGGGACCGGTTATTCCGCCCTCAGCAAACCTTTTAACTTTTTTAGTCACGATAGGAACCTCCGGCAGCTTTATATCGCTTAGCAAGTAGCTGTGCTTTGCGGGCACTCCACTGGCCTGCACCAGTCCCCTGAACCGCGGCAGCTTTGATTGAATTAAACAAACGCTTTCTCATTCCAGGCTTAGTGTAATTACCAGCTTCATTGACCTTTGATACTTTCCCGCCTTCTGCGTACTGAATGAAATCAGTATCGTCACGTCGGGATCGTAATTTTGGGCGCGGCATTTTGGAGGGATTTATAATCCCCATTCCCCGACTTTTGAGCATTCATCGCCTCCATCAGTGCGGCTAATCCCATCGGCAAATAAGGATCCAAGGGACGTAGGTAATTAGGATACGGCATACCGTAATAAGTTGAAAGTTCTGGACCTAAAACCGTGGGTTGCTGGAAGTCCATCGTGTTATCAGTACCAGTTCCGGGGCCAACGGGCTTGTTAACCGGTACACCAGGTTCCAGTGTTATTGGTGGAATAGTTATTGGCGGGGTAGGCGTTACAGGTGTCGTAGTCGTTCCACCTGTTGTTGTGGTCGTAGTAGTTGTACCGCCAATATCCAAAGGATCATCTGTAGGCAACTCTTTTGTTGACTTAACTTCTACCGTTGGTGTACCACCGACAAAGATGCCGCTTTTATCGACGTTAACGTCCGGTATCAAGGTGTCAATATCAAGCTTTGGTTCATCTACTATTGGTTTAGAAGTAACTACTACAGGAGCAGTCCCACCTTCTGTGGTGGTATCAGCCTTTGGAACAGCAGACTCAACGGTTAACTTAGCTGCGTTTGGATCTTCTGATTTTGCTGCCACATTCACAGTGCCTGCTTTTTGTATTTCACCGGCGCCAGGGATGATTGTGTTGATGTCCGTGAAATCTACGACCTCAGAAGGCTTTTGACCAGTCACTGTAACGGTTGGCGTACTTGCCATTACATTTGTAGCGCCTAGCCCCAACCCTGGAGTAAGAGCGTCGATTGTTAATTGATCGCCTATGGGTGTTGAAGGGCTAGAAACTGTAACGGATGGTGTTGTTGATCCAGGAGGTATTACGTCTATTCCTCCCGCCCCCATGGCTGTATCAGCAGCACCCGTTACTGTTACAGCATTAGATGCAAGCTGCGATATGTCGCTGCCCGTTTGGCTATCCTTGGCAAACGCCTGTTGCTGGTCTGACGTTAGTCCGCTAAGCGTAATTTTGTTCGTAGCATTTGATACACCAGAAGCGATCTCATCAATTAGCTTGGAATTGTTGGTAATGAAATTCATGACAGCCATCGGGTTTTGGGCCATCGATGTTATGTTCTGCGCTCCAGAGAGAACGGTTTGAGTAATAAACTTTGCTTGTGCAGGCGTTATAGTTTTTCCGCTTGCATCCACAATAGCTTCGGTTACCAAGGGCGTCACAGCTGTTGTAAGTGTTTTGGTTAAATCAATCTTTCCATCAACAATTAACTGACTTACCGCACTACCTACAGATCTTGCTGCCGTAGTCGCTATATCCACACCAAAATCAACATCTCTTAAGCTAGGAAGCATTAAGTCATAAGCCTGCTTTGCCACCATCGTCCCTATAACAGGGGCAACCCCAGACACAAAGCCTTTGTTAAAATCGCCGCCGGCGGCTTCGTTGACCAGACCTTGGTATGTTCCACGAACAATTGCTGTTGCCGTAGGTCCGGCTATGGCGGCAGGCATACCAGCAGACATCAGCATCCCCGTAAGTCCCGTCCCAGCCGTCATTTCTCCACCAAGTGCAGCAAGCTCAACACCACCGACTGCGCCACCAATAAGCTCAGGCAACAAGTAGGGTGCAGCAAAAGCCGCAGCTACAGCAAGAGGAAGGGCATACTCTTTCGCGCCATACTTTTCTTCCCAATTGCTGGCTATACCAGCGCCACCACCAGATGTTTGTCCAAGAAAGTAGCCTGTAGTGCCCGTGCCCTCACCCTCGGATCCAAAGCGCCACATACCGTTATTCTCTGACTGAGGTACAGCTTGCAACTCTTTGCCTGTCTTCTTGTCAAAGTAAACAACGTAATTGGTAGCCTGCTCGCCTTCAGTAGCGCGGAAATCCTCGCCCGGTATGGCTTGACCAGTGGCCGGTAAATTCCTTGTCTCAACACGCGTGCCAATCTGATTCAGATCCGTAATACCGTATTGGGTTAGGTAATCAACCATCTTCTTAGAGTGATGGCCCCAACCTTGGTTCTTATCCCATACGCCCGCGGTAGTACCGCCCTTGGTAATTTCATTAAGCTGATTGGTTAAACGCTCTTGGCCAGTAAGCTTTGCATCTGCTTCTTTGGCAGTTACATAGCCTTGGATACCGGTTAATAAGTCCTTGCGGCTTTCCGGGGTGCCTATGTAATTCACAACATCAGCAAGATTCATCTTGTTGTCTGAAGCAAACTTGATGATCTCGTCATAACTCAGTTGCTTATCTTCACCGGCCGCAAGATCCAAGCCCGATTTAATCTTGGTATCTGTTTGATACTGTGTAAGCTGATCAGGCTTAACGCCAATATAGCCGGCCAAGTCTTCGATCGACATGTTATTTGTCGATGCGTACTGAAGTGCCTTGTCAAAAGCAATCTGGCCTTTATCGTCTGCAAGCTTATTTAGATCAGAAGCTATAGCCTGATCTTTCTGGTATTTGAATATCTGCTCTGGTGCTACCTTCAAATAACCTGCAAGCGCATACGGACCGACATTATTCTTTGATGCGTAATCAAGCGCTTTATCAAATGGGATATTCCCCTTTGTATCAGCCAGCTTGTTTAGGCCAACAACAAAGTCTTGGCTCTTCATGGCCGAATTAGTTGCAGCCTGGTCTATACCAAGCAAGTCAGCCAGCCCTACCGGTGCATTAGTACCAGAGTCCCGAATAGCCGTGGCGATCGTACCCAGGTTATCTGATACAAGCGTCTTGAATTCATCTGGCGTCTTGTTAAAAAACTTAGCCAGGTTGTCTAGCTCAATACCTTTATCAATAGCCAACGCCAAAGCCTTGGGCAATCCAACCGCCCCTGCCGCGTCTGCCACTGAAGCAATCTGCTGCCGGTCCTTTTCATAGACCAACATGTCTGTCGTAAGCTTGGGAAACTTTTCTTTCAGCGCGTCTTGAACATCTGCATACGCAAGCTTATTGCCATCTGCGTATTCAACAATCTTAGTCATGCTGACATTACCGTCCTTATCTAGGAACTTGGTAACGTCTGCTTGGATAGCACTTGCTTCCTTGGTTTTTATTGCGGTGCTAATGGCTGCATTGGCGGTCGTTTCATCAACGCCAATAGTTTTAGCTATCTGCCTTACCTCATCTGCCGTGGCGCCATTCTGTACAAGTTTGGTAATTGGATCTTGCAACACCTTGGACATTGCCGTGGTGTAATCATTAACCGTTTTGCTTGTACCAAAAGCCGTATTCACCATGTCCACAGCCAACTGCGGGGACCATGATTTCTCTAGCGTTATCTCAAGCAATCGCTGATCCATCAGCAAATCACTTGGACTCCCTGCCGTTAGACGAGTCTTAAACTCATCAGCAGTCATCCCAAACTTTGACCTTTGCGAATCAGCTATCTGCTGTGGCGTTGGTCCTGATGGCGGAGGTGGCGGTGGAGGTGGTGGTGGTTCTGGTTGAGGTTCGGGAGAAGGTTGAGGGGCGTAAATATTACGAATCTCACCTGCCGAGTAACCAGCATTTACTAAATTGGCAACAAGAAACTTTGGCAAACCTAACTCGGAAGCTAGGTCTGCTATGGGATCAGAAGGCTGCGCCTGTACTTCTTGGACGGTTTCTTGAGGAGGTTTCCACCCGCCCTCTTCAATCATCCATTGAATGGTTCCTTCGTCGGCAATGCTTCTTAATTCATCAAGCGTTGTACCGGCAGCGGTAAACCGCGCAATTTTGTCAGCCGCACCTAGACCAAACCATTCACTATCAAATACAGGAAGTGCCACAAATCACCTTAGCAAGAATAGCCGCCCTTGGCCATCTTAACCATGGTTACCTTGGTCTTGCCCTTCACGGCAACACCATCTTTGGAAGGAGCAGCGGTCTTTACAGAGCCCATCTTGGTCTGACCAACCGAACCGCCTTTCTTCATACCTTTCATCTCGGCCATTTCATGCTTGACCATAGACTTGGGTGCGCCCTTAGCTTTCATAAAGGCAACTTCTTTCTTAACCATTGCCTTGGGCTCACCGCCCGCTTTGTAACCTTTCATAGCTCTTTGCTCCGATAGTCCAATCGCAATTGCTTGCTTGGGGTTAGTAACTTTCCGGCCAGAGGAAGACTTGAGTTTACCTTCCTTGAATTCACGCATAACGCGTTTTACCTTGTCCATCAGATATACCTTCCGCGGGTCTTGCCTCGCTTTGCAATGCCATCACCACGGCTAGATGCTGATCCTACTTTGCCGCCGCGCTTCATACCCATCTCAATCACATCTTCACTACGACTAGTTCCACCGAGCTGCCTGCGCTTATTGGCTTGAGTCTCAAGCCTGGCCTTACCCATATCCTTCTCAAAAGGTAATCGCCTGCGAGGAGATTCTAATTGCGCCATGGATTCTCGACGCTTAACCAAATCGCTTCCCTTGGTAACCAACTCTCCTTTGGGAGACTTTGTAGCAAGCTCTCCGCCACGAGTGGCCAACTCACCACCGCGCTTGGGAGCCATGGCAAGCGCTTTAGCCGCTTCCTGCGGGATGGATGGTTCAACGCGAGCCTTAGCCGCTTGCGGTGCAATCTTTGCAGCTAAACCGGCGCCAGCTGCTTTAAGACCTTTGAGCAAAGGTCCGCCAAAAAGATTCATCTCCGGTGTAACACGCTCAATAGGTTTGTCATAAGCCTTGAGCCTCTCAATCTCAGCTTTGACATCCTTCTTGGGAACGGGTTTCACCTCTGCTTTAGGCTGCGATTTAACCTCTGACTTTGGCTTTGCTACAACCTTCGGGGCCGTGGTTTTCAAAGGTGTGCGAGAAAAACCAGCGGTACTAGGCTCGGCAAGGTCTGTATCACCTACTGATTCAATACGAGGGGTTCGTACCGGCGCAGACTCGGCTTTACGTATGTTGCTAAGATCTATGCCCTGCTGGTCGTCCATTTCAGACATAACTTGGCGCAAGGGCTTCCTTGGTGTGCTGCCAGACATGATGGCCTCACCGCTACTATCCCTAACAATCTCGCCGCTGCTATCCCTTAGTGGCTCCCGGTCTATATCAGGAATGTCGCCACCTTCTTGGAAACGCCTGCGCTTCTTCATACTACCCCCTACTTTAGTAGCAAATTCCGTCCATGGACGGAATTACTTCATCACGACCATCGTGCCTTTAGTCTTGCCACGCTTGGCGCATCCATCGGCGGCTTTCACGTAACCACCGGCTTTGAACATCTTGCCAAGGTTGGGGCGCTGATCCATCTTGCGGAGCTTGGCATCCTCTACTTCTTGTTGCATCGCACCCTTCTCTTTTTGGGTGGGTACAAGATCGTAGTTAGGGTTGTAGTTTGTGTCGCCATGGCGCCCACGGCCTTTACGGGGATCATTTTGCATCATCATTTCCTTTCAGCGAGGGCATCAATTTTTGCTTCAAGTCTTGCAAAGCCTGAGTCAAAGCGTTCAATAATCTTTTCCATGTCAGCACGAACTTCTGCGCGAGTGATGTGATCACGGGCAATTTCCTCCCGAGTTCTGTTAAGTAGGATCTGGATGCGCTTCTGTTCATCTGAAGCTTGCTTAAGCATGAACATCACCAAACCCACAAAGAATGATGTGATGAGATTCCAAATAAGAGCGCCCGTATCCATTCAACACTTCCATGCGCGTAGACTTTTGTTAATACGGCTATTTGGATCTTTGGCTGTTTTGGCCGACGTAAGTTTCTTTTTCATCCCTTCCATTCTGGCGCAGAATGATTTCTTACGTGAACCGCCCTCGGGTTGAGGAGCCTTAAGACCTGGCTTATCGGGATTGGCTGCGTTATAAGAAGCCCGACCCTTGGCGTTTAAGCCACCGGCCGGGTTTTTACCTTCTTTGCGTTGCCAAGCCGGCGTCTTAGCCATAAAACACCGTGACTTTGGCGTTAGTCAGTGTGGCGTAAGCACTTGTCTTACACCAAACGCCATTGGCAGGAATGAGTACAGCAAAGGTTTCACCATTAGCAACTGTGTTAATGATGAACTTGCTTGTGCCGCTCGATCCGCCGTCTTTAATCTCAACACTGCCAGTAGATGTACCCGGTTCAACAACCAACCCGCGGACACGAGTTGGTGTAGCCGAGACATCACCAGACGCAGCAAGAGACTTGCCTAGGACGTCTGTGTCCATGTGACACTCCTATTAGGACGTTGCGAATGGTGTAGCGACAGTTCCTGAGCCAAGGGCAATACCGTTGACCATGTACTTATTGGCTGCGATCGCAACGATCTGGACCCATGAGCCTGCAACGCCACCGGTCGTTGTGCCATTAAAGTTAATGAAGTCATCGCTTGCACCAGCTGTATAAGCCACAAGCGCATTGGAAGAGTCAGTATCAACACCAAGGATCGTACCGACAAACTTGTCAGTGCCATCCGTACCAATCTTCAGTGAAGATGTAGCAATCGTGGTTGGAACCCAGATCGTATAAACAACGCCTTCGTTGTTGGCCGTATTGGGATCATTGCCAGGGCCAGACGAGGATACGTTAGCCGAGGTATTGATTGCTGGAAGTGTCAGAACCACGTTAGCTGCAAGCGTGCCGCCAACAGAAATAATCCGGCCTGCATGGGCCACGGGATTTAATGTGGTACTGGAAGTGATCTCAACGATCGTGGACGGACCTTGTTGATAAATACCGCCCAGGGAACGGACTGGACCGTCAAAGGTAGAAATAGCCATGATAACTCCGCGTAGTAGCGCATCCTCATACCGTCTCTACTAAGTCTGCTAGGCCAGTCGGTATGAGTTAAATCCTAGTAGGGTGGTTGTATCAGTTTGTGGGGTGGGTGTCAATTCGTTTCTTACGTGCAGCCAGCATTTTTGCTCGCCATTCAGGATCTGCCCACAGAGCTTTAGCAGCAGCTTTCTTGGCCGCCTTAACTTCATCACGGTTAGCAATTTCTTTGTTATTGGCAGTTTGTTTTGCCGCATATTCTGGATCGGCCCACTGGGCTTTGGATTGCTCGCTAGTCTTTTGGCGGGACACGGCTGTCGTACGACTACGTTTAATACCCTCGGTTCGTTTATCACGGACGGTCGAATCGGCCCATGTAGCAACGCTTGCTTCTGATTTGCGGCTTCGAGCCTCATCAGTGCCTTGGACCTCTTTTTGTGCCTGAGTAACCTTTTCAACATACGCAGGGTCTTGCCACATCTTTGATGTAGCTTCGCTCATGGTTTGACGGAAAGCTTCAGTATGAATAAATGCAGCCTTACCAGCTTCACGTCTGGCTATGACCTCTGGATCTTGGAGAGCCTTGCGAATGGCTGCAATGGTTTGTTCGCGGAATAATGGATTGGCCCATCTACGCTTTTGACCTTCGCTATACAGAGCTATTTTTTCTGGCGTGCTATTTGCTTCGCTTATATTTTTTCGCCATTCATCGGTGCGGATTACACCTGCCAAACCCTCGCCACCATCAGTTAAATTAAATAGGGTTCCTGTTCCCAAGTCTCTTCTTCCGTAAGCCTCAATAAGTCTTACCTCTTCATAAAAAGCCTCAGCCTCCTCTAGACCGTCTCGGACGATCTCAATAATTGGTTCAAGCTTTTCTTGTCTGAGAAGCGCCAAGAATGCGCCAAAGCCTTTATTGCCACGAACTCTTTTGTTCCAGTGGTACCAGGCTCTGTCGCCAATACCTTTGCCAACGTAAACAACCTGCTGGTTCTTGGTGGGACGTGGATCTTTGTAAACGTATACGTAGTACATCTGTGACTCCTTAGTGATGGAGTCTGTAGTATACATGTATGGATGGCGATGTGCAACTGTATGTACTGCTGCATACTCTACAAAACAGAAACCCCGCCGGAGCGGGGTTCTGTGATACAACGCTAGTTACTAATTTCTACTGTGAAATCAATGACTTACGTTACGCACCTTGGCTTCCGAAGATACCGAGCGGGTCCGAAACCCCGAATGAGTATCGCTCTCTCGCTTTATATCTGACGTTCCCCGTGTCAAAGTCACCGTCCATTCCAGTACTCATCGGTGTCCGCACGAAGTGCTTCAATCCGTTAGGTACATCGGTGGTGAGGAACCAGCCGTTCGTGTCGGTCAAGAAGTGGTTGATCGTATAGCCTTCTGGGATCGAACCGTTGTTCTTGATGGCGTTGATGTCGTTGTTGTTGGTGCCGACACGGAGTTCGGTTTCCAACAGACGCGTTGCCACGAACTGGAGGTTAGGAGGAACGATGAGCTTGCGTGGGCGAGCTGCGATCAACAGATCACGTTCGTCGGTCCAAGCTGCGATTTGAATGACTGCGTTTTCCAACGAAGTCTCATTCAAGTCTGCTTGGGTCGTGGGCGTGTTGCTGTTAACGCCACCGGACACAAGAGGATGTGATATAGAGAACAGAGGCTGGCCGTCACCGTAAGTAACGCTTGATGCCCATCCGTTGTTCAATACGGCTGCTGCTTTCACCTGCTTGGTGTATGCCATGGCGCGTGCGAGTGCCTTGGTATAACGTGAGCTGAGCGAGTCGTACAGGTTGTCTTCAATCGCTTCTTCAGTGATTGAAAAGCCCATAGCGATCGTTTCATGGGTGTAGCGAGCTGTCCAAGCTTCCTGCGCGTTGTCATAACGAATCGCAGCGCCTTCGTTCTTGACCGGTGCGGCCGAGAATCCAGACAGCTTGGTTTCCTCTTCAAATGAACGCTCAGAGGTCTCGGTTTCGTAGATCTCTTTGTGTTCTTCGCCATAGCGAGCGTACTCAAGACCGA